AGGCGCACTGGTCACCAGCACCACGGTCGCTGAAGTAGAAAATGAGCTGCTGGCAAGGCAAGACGAAATCCTGAAGGCGCGCGAGGATTCGATCAAGGCGATCGATGACGAAATGAACGCGAGCATTGCTGCCGGGCAGGAAGCGTCAAACCGGTTAAGGCAGGAACGCGAAGAACGGAAAAAGCTCGCTGAGGAATCGAAACGGCTGGCTGCTGAATCACTCAACAATCAGCGCGCTGCAGGTGGTGGCAAGAAAGCTGTCGGCGGTTCTGCTGATGGGCTGGCACTGAGCAAGTCTGACGCAGAGGAATCCATCAGGGAACTCGAGCGCGTATTCGACGCCGGCAAGATCGGGCTGGACGGTTATTACAACGAGAAGAAGCGGCTGTCTGCTGAGCTGGCGAACATCGAGATACAGGAAGCGCAGCGCAAGGTGTCAGAAGCCGACACCGAGAAAGAGAAAAGCAAGGCGCTGACCGACCTCGAGCTCGCTAAGCGCAAGGCGGCAGCTAACCAGGCTGCCATCGGCGATGAAGAACGCAAGGCGCGCGAGAAGCGCAGCGAAGAAACCATTGCCGACAATGAAAAGCTACAGATCGAACTGGCCAAGATCGAGGGGCGTGGCGCGGATGCTCGGACGCTCGAAGTCGAAGCCAAGTACCGCGACATGCTCAAGCGCATGCAGGAAACCGGGAACACAGAAGGTGCGGCACTGGTTGAAAAGCTTCTGAGCAAGGAGCGGGTCAAAGCGCAGTTTGATTCTGTGCAGGAGCAGTTCGACAAGCTGCTGAACGACCTTCAGGCAAAAGAGGAAAGCCTCTCCAACCGCGTCAGGATCGGCGACATCACGCAGGGGGAAGCGGACACGCAGCTCGACACCTTACGCGCTGACACCCAAGCGCAGGGCGCGGGTCTTCTTGAACAGCAGACCATGATCGCCGCAGGTGACCCTGCACTGACCGCGCAGATCGATGCCAATACACAGGCACTGGATCGCCAGAAAGCGTCCGCTACCGGCCTTGCAGCAGCCCATATCGAGCTGAGCGCATCGCTTCAGAACATGGAGGACAGCTTCGCCAGTTCGATCGCCAACGATGCGGTGAATGGCCTGTCGACCATGTTCGTAGATCTGATCAACGGCACGAAGTCAGCGAAGGACGCGATTGCGGACTTCGCCAATTCAATGGTGCAGTCAATGCTGAAGATGGCCGCGCAGTGGATGGCGACCTGGCTGATCCTGCAGATCATTCCTGAGCCTTACCGCTCTGCCGTTGTTGGCATCAGTGGCATGGCCGGCGGCACTGGTGCAGGCGTTAAGCACACAGGCGGCATCATGGGTCAGGGTGGAACTATCCGTCAGGTGAACCCTGCCATGTTCGCTGCAGCGCCTCGTTACCATTCCGGTGGCATCGCAGGATTGAAAGCAGGGGAAATGCCCGCGATACTACAGAAGGGCGAAGAGGTGCTGACACGCAACGACCCACGCCATGCTGCGAACGGTGGCAAGGGCGGTGGTGACGGCAAGAACACTCGCGTGATCAACGTAATCGACCCGAACATGGTCTCGGACTACATGAGCAGTTCGCAGGGCGAGGAAGTGTTCCTTAACATCATCCAGCGTAACAGCGGATCAATTAAGCAGGCATTGGCATGACGTGGACATCAGGCACAGCGACAGGTCACGAGGACCTGCTCGAAAAGTTCAGAAGGTGGATCACCGGATACGGCACCGCGGCGGCAGCTGTGGCGAATGGCGGGAACACCGGCAATGGCACGGTCACCGGTATCGACACCACGCCTGCAACTATCACCGAGACATGGACGCTGACCTGTACAGCAGGTGGCTCGACTGGAACATTTTCTGTGGTTGGCTCTGTATCAGGCGCAGAGGCCGACGCAACGGTGGGCACGGCCTACAGCAACGACTTCATCAGCTTCCTGATAAACGACGGCGCTGCTGACTTCATCATCGGTGACAGCTTCACTATCGCAGCCACTATCGGCGCCATGAGCGATGACGGCTTCGCATGGGAAGAGCAGGCAGGACTTACATCCGAGGTTCTTGTTGGTGCCGCATGGTCACGCAGCTCGACTAACTTCACAGTCACACTGACAGCTCACACGCTTGACGTTGGCGACACTGTGGACATCAGCGCTATTTCAACTACTGGTCTGGCTGATGCTACAAAGACCATCGCATCGAAGGCTGCAAACACCATCACCTTCACAGGATCGGACACGAAGTCAAGCCTCAGCTGGACGCGCAGCGGATCCACGGCGACAGTCACATGGAATGGCCACGGCTTCAGCACTGGCAACAACATGACCGTCAGCGCATCATCTGCCACCGGCACAATCAGCAACGGTTCAAAGTCGTTGACTGTGGTCGACGCAAACACCTTCACGTTTTCTTGCACGAACTCAGGCGTGACCAGCGGCACACTGACCGGCACGTTGCCAACCAGCGGCACGATGACCATCTCGCTTGACGAAGAGCACGTATACCTGAAGGGCTTGGGTAATGGCGGCACCGATGAAATCTTCGTAAACCTGCGCGCATACAGAAACGTCGGCGCCGGCTATTACAACGTCGAGCTACGCGGTGCGACTGGATTCGTGCCAAGCAGTGCCAGAACTGCGCAGCCTGGCATCAGCTCGAACACCGATCTTTGCCTGTGGTCTAGCACAATCCCTTACTGGTTCATTGCAAACGGTCGCCGGTTCATGATCGTCGCCAAAGTCGGCACTGTGTACCAGAGCGCCTACTGCGGCTTCATTCTGCCGACTGGACTGCCAAGCGAGTATCCGTATCCGCTTGCAATCGGCGGCACGCAATCTGTCACGCGCAAGAAGTACGACTACTCGTCAGCAGCTTACAGTCACAGGGCGTTCTTTAACCCGGGCGGCGGCCCAGGTGAAGACGGCGCACTCTACTTGTTGGAAAAGAGTGGCGCATGGTCAACGTTCAAAAACTACTCGGCTGACAACTCGATTTATTCTGGCAACTATTACCGCACATTCCCCTATGCGGCGTCGTTGCATTCGCCATCAAGTGCCGATAAGCCAATCTATCCAAACATCGACGGAACTTACACACTATTCCCTGTCACCTTGCTGGGTCGTGTGAGTACCAGCGTGGAGAACATCTTCGGGGACTTTGAGGGTGTGTTCTACGTTTCTGGACAAGGCAACGCATCGGAGAACATCGTCCAGATCGACGGCATTGACCACCTGGTGGTGCAGAGTGCATTCCGCTCAGATGTCGGAAATTACGCGGCCTTTGCATTGGAGTAACACATGAGCTTTCAAACAGGCACACCGGCAAGCCTCACTGCTTTGATGAATGACCTCAAGGCATTCGCCATTGCGAACGCTGGATTCAGCGACACAGGCAGCGGATACACAGCAAGCAGCTACACGTACTTCTCGCTGACGAAGGACTCTGTCAAGTTCAACTTCAGCTACAAGGACGCATCCGGTGGCGGTGACCTGCTGATGAACACGAGCACGGCATGGGCTGGCTCTGGATTGCTCACTGCACAGACAGGCGCGCACAGCAAGAACGCGCAGACACTTATGAGCCTGACGCCGATCGAGTATTGGTTCTTCACCGATGGCGATGCGGTGCATGCTGTTGTCGAGTTCAGCGCCGGCGCGTATGCACACTTCAGCTTCGGCATTCTGACAAAGTACGGCACCTATACAGGCGGCCATTACGTCTGCGCCAATTCATGGGCAAACGCCAGCTGGCAGAACGGCAACAATGCAAGGGTTTTCGAGGGCTATGTCGCAACATCTTCGAGCTACGCAAACCATGTCCGGTTATCACACAGCGGCCTGAGCTTTGCGGTTATGGGCGAGAACAGCGATTCAGCTGTGCACTTCTGCACAAATCGGTTCTGGGGCGGCGGTTACTTTGATGACGGGAGTGACGAAAACAACGACGGTGAGCTGTGGAAACATCAGCCAAACAACTACAACGGGCGATCGGTATTGATCCCTGTTGAGTTCTTCATCACCGACGTGCCTGGCGTTGCGAACTCTTACAACGCGCACATCCCACTCGACAGGATTAGCAATGCTGCGATCATAAACATTGCAAATCTCACAGCGGAAGACCTTGTGAACACTGACTGGATGGTGTTCCCGCTTTGCATGAAGAACCCGGTCGGGCCTGTGCTTGCTAGTGGGCAGGTGAACACCGGCAACCTTGGCGTGGCCTATCAGAAATGACGACCTTCGCTGGCCAGTTCTCTGGCAGCTTGGTCGATGTTGAGGCCGATGCTGTTAGCACGAACCTCGCGTCTGACGATGGCGTGCAGGTGTTCGATGCTTTCCAGCAAGCAGGGATCAGCGATTCGGACGCGCTCACAGACAACCTGCCGATCAGCATGCCTGCGGTTACGTCCAGCGGACACGTCGGAAAATCAGGCGCTGGAAACACTGACTGGTATTACCGCTTCCACATCATCCCGACAGAGATCGACGTCGGCAATGTGCTGAACGATTCATTGACATCGTTCGTGGTCTGGAACGCATGGCCAACGGCAAAAACCCTTGTCTCGATTGACGAGTCTGGCGATTCAACCGGCCTCACAGTTTCACCGCCAAGCCCGTACACCGTCCCGTATTCAATCCCCGGTCTTGAAGATCAGACCTTCATGCTGGGCGTTGAGGTAGCTGGTCCGAGTCTCATTGACATGACCTACACCTTCAACTTCTCGTCAGGTGAGGGAATCGATGTTGCTGTTTCCGGCCAACGCATCTTTGCATGGACATTCCGGCCGCACTGGGGAAGCGACATCGAGGAACGGCTCGAGTGGGCAACTGACATTCTCACTGCCTACGATGGCACAGAGCAACGGATAGCGCTGCGCGCAAGCCCGCGCAGGATGCTGGCTTATCAGTTCATGATCGACAACAACAGCGACCGCAGGAAGTTCGAGGCGATGCTGTTCAACTGGGGCGCGCGTGTCTGGATGGTGCCTTTCTGGATGGAAGGCAATGTGTTCTATTCCGGCTTGGCATCCGGATCAACCTCTTTCAGCATCGACAGGGTTTCAGGAAACTGGCAGGAAGGCGGGCACGCACTGATCATGACTGAAGCCTTCACGTTCGAGATCGTGAAGATCGACAGCATCGTCGGGAACCTGATCAACCTCAACGGACCGACAACGATGACATGGCCTGCCGGCACTGTTGTCTATCCGGCTGTGACTGGCCTGCTCAGTGACAAGCAGGAGCTGAACCGGTTCACCCGCAACACTGAGTACGGCATGTGCGCCTTCAAGCTGTTCGAGACCGAAACCGTTGCCGCGGACAGCCCTACCACTTACAGGGGTCTGCCGGTTATCACCCAGGCACCGCACTGGCAGCAGGACATCACGCACGACTTCCTGCGCAAACTGCAGGAGATCGACTTCAGGTTAGGGAAGTTCTCGTTTGAGGACGAGGCAGGGATGCCGTTCAACATCATCAATCACCACTGGGTGGCTGATGGCAAAGACGAGATCGATGCTCTGCGGGAGTTCATTTATTCGCAGTGCGGCAAGCAGAAGACGGTCTGGCTGCCGACGTTCACACCTGACATTGAACTGGTGGCCGATGCTAACTCGGCGTCTGTTTACCTCGACGTGGCACACGGCTACCTGGTGAAGCACTTGTGGGGACATATCAACCGCAGGGACATCCGGATCGAGCTGGTGGATGGCACGGTGCTGTATCGACGCATCACTGACATCGACGAAATGAGCGCCACGGTGGAGCGCCTGACAATCAATTCCGCGCTTGGCGTAGACATCACGCCTGAAACTGTCGACCGAATCTCATGGATGTCTGTTGCCCGCTTCGATACCGATAGCATATCCTTGCTATGGAAACACGACGACTGGGCAGAGTGCGCGGTCAATTGGAGAACGGTGCGCGATGACGTTTAACGCTTACGAAGAATCCGTCCAGCTTGGCGCACCCGTCGAGCTGTACGAGTTCCGCTCCGGTCTGGATCGCTACTACTACACCAGCGCCGACCACGATGTCGTCTATGGTGCGGACACGTATACAGCCACCCCTATGCAGCGCGGCTCTGTCGAAGTGTCGATGGAAAAAGCGCGAAACAACATGACGCTCAAGGCTCCACGGAATCTGCCAGTGGCAGACCTTTACCGAGTGCAGCCACCGTCCGAGGTTGTCACGCTGTCGATCTTCCGGCTTCATGAAGCAGATCCAGATGCGGAGCGTGTTGTCATCTGGATGGGCAGGGTGTTGAACGTGAAGTGGGAACGCACGTCGACGGTATCGATCCACTGCGAACCAGTCACCGGCAGCCTTGCGCGACCTGGTCTTCGTCGCCTGTACCAGCGCCAGTGCCCGCACATTCTGTACGGAACGAAATGCGGAATAGACAAGGCAGACTGGCAAACCGATGCGGTGTTGACGGCTGTCAGCGAAGCAACGATCACTGCGCCGGAGATTGACGCGTTCGACGATAACTACTTCGCTGGGGGCATGGTGGAGTTTGACCTGCCAAGCGGCAACGTCGAGCGCCGGTTCATCACGTCAAACACTGGCGCGAATGCCGTGATCAGCCTGCCGTGCAGTGACCTGTACGTCGGCCTTGCTGTGAGGGTGTATCCGGGCTGCAATCACACTATCGCCACCTGCGCGAGCAAGTTCAGCAACTCGGACAACTTCGGCGGCTTTCCGTTTATCCCTCAAAAGAATCCGATGGAAGGGAGCAATTTCTAATGGCATTCGGTTGGGTTGCGTATGTTTTCTATGTAGCGATGTTCGCTGTCGCGGTGTATTCGATCATGAATGCACCGAAGGCGCCGGACGCAACCATCCAGACCGGTGATGTGCCGACAGCTGCAGAAGGCCGTCCGATCCCTGTTGCATTCGGGACAGTGCTGGTGCGAGATCCGAACATCGTCTGGTATGGCAACCTTGCCACGAAGCCAATCCTTTCAGACGGCGGTAAGAAGTGATGACCCGGGTCACGGTCAAAGACATGCGCGCGCTCAACTTCTGCGCGAAAGGCTCCCGCCAGTTTGCTGCCCGCTATGGGCTGGACTGGGCGCGGTTTGTCGGTGAAGGCATTCCGGTATCAGAGCTCGAGCACATAAAGGACGGCATGCTGGAAAGCGTGATCGAAAAAGCAAAAGAGCGGGAGTCACAGAATGGCGGGCGGTGATGCGGTTGTTGTTGGCTACTGGTACTCGGCAGGCATGCACTACTGCGCCTGCTATGGCCCGGTCGATGCAGTCCTGCAGGTCAGGGTTGGCGACCGCATAGCCTGGAACGGAAGCCAGACAGACAGCGGCACTATCAGCATCAACAAGGAAAGCTTGTTCGGTGGCGAATCGCGCGAGGGAGGCCTGAGGGGCACCCTGAAGGTCAAGATGGGCAAGCCCACACAGACGAGCGCTGACTTCAAGGGATCAGGCACCAAGCCGGCATACAGGGGCATTCTGTCACTACTGTGGAACGGCTACTACTCAGCCCTGAACCCCTACATGAAGCCGTGGGCGTTCAAGGTGAAGCGCATCCTGAAGGGCTGGCATAACGACTCCTGCTGGTACCCGGAAAAGGCTGTGATCACGATCAGCGGCGTTGACCACATGAACCCCGCGCACATCATCTACCAGTGCCTGACTGATCCAGAGTGGGGCATGGGCTACCCAACCAGCTCGATCGATGACGTGGCCTTCACTGAGGCTGCTGACCAGCTGTACACAGAAGCCTTCGGGCTTTCGCTCATGTGGAACCAGCAAGGCAAGGTGCAAAACTTCATCAATGAAGTCCTGGACCATATCCATGGCGTAGTGCGCAACGATCCGGCCACTGGCAAGTTTGTGCTCAAGTTGGTGCGCAACGATTACGTCGCCGGCGATCTGGAAGAGTTCGACGAATCGAGCATCATGGAAGTCGAGGAATACGCCCGCATCAGCTGGGGCGAAACGATCAACGAAGTGACCGTTAAGTACATCGATCAGGTGAACGGCAAAATGTCGGCGGTCACTGTTCACGAGCTGGCGAACGTCCAGAGCCAGGGCGCGGTAATCAGCAAGACGAACCAGTACAGCGGGATCGGCAACTACGATCTGGCCATCAAGGTGGCCATGCGCGACCTGAAGATGGCGAGCAGCCCACTGGCGAAGTTCAAGCTGAAGATCAACCGTATGGCTTGGCGCTTGTTGCCGGGTGACGTGTTCAAGATCAGCTTCCCGAAACTGGGCGTTGAGAGTGTCGTGCTTCGCGTAATGGATTGCAGCATCGGAACCCTTGATAGCAATGTGGTCACGGTGTCGGCGATGGAGGATGTCTTCGCACTGCCAAGCGCTGTTTATGTCGGGCAAGAACCTATCGGCTGGGAAGATCCTGCGAATGAGCCAGCAGAATCGCCCTCGCGCCTTGTAACCGAAATGCCCTACTGGACGCTGGCGCGCAATCTGGGAACAGCTGACTTTGCCACTGTGAACGACGAAGACTGCTACCTGTGCGTGCTTGCAGAAAAGCCAAGCAGTGACGCGCTGGCGTACAGGTTGCACACCCGCATTGATCCGGCCGCGTTTGTTGATAAGGGCGGCAACACACATTGCCCATCGGCAACGATCACAAACTCGATGGACTATAACGACATCGCCATCGATTACATAAACGCAAGCAACATAGATGTTGTTGTAGTCGGATCGCTGGCAGTGATTAAGAGTGCAGCCGGTTACGAGTGCGTGAAGGTCAGCAGTATCGACATCGACAACGACTCTCTCACTGTCAGCCGTGGCGTTCTTGACACCGTGCCGATTCCGCATGAGGCCGATTCGATCATCTACTTTGCGCAGGGCTTTGAAGCCACAGACCGGATTGTTTATCTGGACACTGAGGAAGTCGACGTCAAGGTGCAGACCACCACAGGCCGCGGCGTGCTCGACATCGATGACGCGCCTGTCGACTCTGTGATCATGGGCAACCGCTTTGCACGGCCATACCCGCCCGCAAGACTGCGCTTTTACCAGAGCTATTACGGCAGCTTTCAGGCTTACCCCGGCTGGATTGTTGGCGAGCTGCAGATTGATTGGCGACACAGAGACCGCACACAGCAGACGGCTGACCTGATCGATGGCAGCTCGGCCAGTATCGGACCAGAGGCCGGTGTCACTTACACCTTGCAAATCTTCGGCGGCGCGGGAACACTGCTTCGGGAAATTACCGGCATCACTGCAGATACATACACGTATGCCAAAGCGACTGAGGAATCGGACACGATTGGCATATACAACCACCAGCTGCGCATCGTGCTGAAGGCTGTCAGGGACGCTTATGAATCCTGGACGGAGTACGACATCACGAATGACCGAGCTGGCTACGGTTACAACTATGGCCTTTACTACGGAGCAGGCACCTAATGGCAGCATCAACAGAACCGAAGAGTGGCATCAAGTACGGCTGGGCAGTTGGCGACAACTTCAAGGCTGACATGGACGCAAACCTGCTCAAGATCGGCAGGATTGGCTTCCACCTGACCGTCAAGGATCGAGACCTTGCGACACCACCAGGCACGCCGGCCGATGGCGATACCTACATCATCGCAGGAACAGCGACCGGAGCGTGGACAACACATGAGGGCAAGATCGCTGTTTACGACGGAGCGGTCTGGGTGATTTACACGCCGAGCACTGGCTGGGTGGCGTTCATCGAGGACGAGACAAAGCTGTCTGCCTACTACGGCGGCGCATGGTCTGCGGGCATTTCAATCTGACCGGTCGCAGGTGGGCAAGTTTCGCTCGCCTGACTACTATCCAGCCATCACTACGAGGATCAGATAATGTCTGTTATCTATGAGCGCAAAATCCCCGGCCTGTTACAGGCTGACGGCAACGAGACCGTCGGTTCGGATACTGTCTCTGGCCTGACAAACGCAAGAGAGCACCAGATCAGCATCGTGCCTGAAGCCGCCACCACCGGCACAGTTGCTGTGATGTACAAGCCATTCGGTGCATCAGCGTTTAAGGCGATGCCAGACGAGTTCGGCGTGGACGTTGTAATCGACATCGCATCGCCAAAGGATTACGTCTTCGTGTGTAACGCCGAAGCGTTTCGTTTTGACCCTACTGGCGTCGACGATACCTACGGCATCGCGTTGAGCGGCTGGGAATGATCGCAGCTAACATTGCCAAAGCTCGCCCGGTTCAAGCTCGTGCATTGACAGCGAGACAGTCTGGAAACCGTGGAAGCAACGTCTTCAGTATTGCCGACATAGGCGACAGCACTATTGCCTATGGCATCGGGTACAGATGGTCTTCGCCAAGCTTTTTTGCACGCTCAAACTCATACGGGCTTGCAGAAGGCGACGGAACACTGACGATCTACAGCAACGGCACTGCGAAGTGGGCTGCGCCAAGCGATACCGCTGGCGCTCTTGTGTCTGCTGGTGAAGGCTGTGTGTGGCTTGAGTCTGCATCTGCACACAAAGGCATGGGGTTTTGCATCACTGCTGAAGATGTTGCTGCTGCAAGTCCTTCTGGCACTGAGCATACAGTCTCTGTATTCCCCGGCAATCCCGGCGGCTCGATCACTGGCTACGAAGGCAAAAGCGGCCTGATCTGGGCAAGTGCGCTGACTGGGTTCAAGTGCGAGATCACCGGTATTCATGGGTTCCCCGGACAAACAACTGCAAAAATACTCGAAAGCCTCCGCAGTGGTTTGCTCAAAGACAGCTTTGGGAAGTCGCTGACATCAAGGCCGCGTATGGTCCATGTTTCAGTCGGCATCAACGACTGGACGCATATTGCGCAGTATGGCGAGGGTGATTACACCACCGCATCTGTACTGGCCAACCTGACCGATATAAAAGACGAGATAAACGCCATCGGTGCAATCGCTGTGTTTGCGTCTTATGCCCACGAAGCACCTGTTACAGACTTATGGGCGCTGATGCAGATCGGTAACGCGCACCTTGCTTCGCTTGCTGCGGCTGACCCTCAGCGCGCCAGAGTGGCTGACTACTACGAAGCGATCCATGACCCCGGATTTAGCGATGGTCGCGCGCTATCCGGAATGATGGGTGGGCCCCACTACAACGCATCCACTGGCTGCAAGGTCTGCGGGGAAGTGCTGGCTGAAGTCATCAATGACATCACCGGTGACCGTGTTGGCCGCTCGCCGTTTTTGGCTGGCGCTCCAAATGTTGTGCCAAATGGCGACATGCAGGGCACGGACGGCGTACTGACTGGCGGCGTTACTGGCGTTTCTGCATGGGACGTTACCGTAGTCGGAATGACCGTGGTGGCATCCAAGGAAACCGTGGCTGGCGAGAATCCGTGGCAGGTGTACGCCATCGAAGGGGCAAACGATGGTTACATGCTTGCCTACTCCGATGCGTTTGCGGTTGCGCCTGGCGAGCTTCATTCGATAGCGGCGGAGCTTTATGTCAGCGACGATAATGATCTTGGCGGTGGATTTATCACAACGCCTCGACTTGTCATCTCGTACTTTGACAGCATGGATGTGGAAATCGGGCTACTTGAAGCAGGATTCGCTCTTGATTTTGCCGGTGAAATAACTGGCGGCGCGCCGTTCTCCGGCGTGTTCAAGACCTACCCGATAGAAGCGCCTGCCGGTGCTGTAACGGCGAAGCTGGTGCTTGTTGCGCAGTCTCCTGATACAGCTGAGGCGGTGATCAAGATCAGAAACGCTGGTGCAAGGCCGCACGATTAACCATGAAGCAAATCAAGCCGCCAGACGTTCTCTTGTACGCTGTGACGGCCTTCGGTGCGCTGATGCTTGCCCTGACTATAGTGTTTGTGCTGCGCGCTTCCTGACGCTTCTGGTGAGCTCGAGGACATTATCCTCTGGCAAGTCGTTCGACCTGCGTGATTCCCGCCACATCAGAATTGTCGCCTTGCTCTTTGCCTCGGCTACTGTTCGACCCCTGCCGGCGTACTCCTGATACTTGCCACCGATCACCCTGATAGCCACGGCCAGGCATTGCCCGTTGTAGGTTTGTTCTACTGGTCGCCAGTACATTATTTCTTCCCCCTCGTTTCGTAGATCGCGGTCGAGATAGCTCGCTCGATAGCCTCCTTGTCGGACTTCGCGCTGATGCGGTTGCGCCAGATCTTCAGCCCCTTGGTTGCCTCTGGTGACAGCAAGAACGTGCGCCGGCTGCCTCCCTTGGCCAGCACACCATCAACGTGCGCCTGCTGGCGGCTTTCGTGGATCTTCTTACGCCCCATGGCATGCACCCTCGAGAGCGGGCTTCAGGGAGTTCTGCAGGTAGGTCTCAGCTCGCTGCCAGTAGGTAGCATTAAGCTTCACCTTGCGCTGCGAGCTCTTGCGGTACACGCACAGCAGATCGCTCGAACCCGGCTCGTAGCACAGCACAACGTGAGTCCTGCCGATGGGCATGGCGATGTAGCGGTTCATGGTTGCGCCCTCTTGAACTCGACTACCCATACCCATGGATTCTGCTGCCAGCTGCCGGCACCGTTGATGGATTCCCAAAGGTCGCAAAATCGCTCGACGGCATCTGATTCTTCATCGACAAGAGAAAACTCGATCCCCTCGTTGATTGCATCGGTGACGCTGATGTCGTTCAGCCTCTCCACCCGCACGCTGACAATCTCCAGTTCGATACGGCAAGCCCAGCGCGGCATGTGGATTGATGGCTTCCATTTCAAATCGCTGTACCGATGCTCCGCAATGGCAAACTGTTGTCGGAACTCACCATTTGCACGGTAATAAAGATCAGGCTCTCCCCATGCTGAATCATTAAACCAAGTCTCCCGCACCCAAAGCCTGTCGCCGGGCTGGCCGTAAAGGCACTTGCAGCCCCACTCGCCGTCCAAGCTGTAAGCGCCGAATATGGGTGAGCCGGCGTCTTCTTCGCCGTGCCTGTCAATGACTGTCGGGTGATAGATACCGCATTCAATTTCGTATGTATCGTGCGGCTGCGGCTTCACCACCCGCCTTGTCTGCGTCTTGCGGCCTTCCAGAATGGCGCGAACCATGTCGCCTTTGAAAAGTATCGGGCGCTCTTTCACGACTGCACCCCCTGCGACTTGGCTAGTGCTTCTGACAGTGACTTAATCTCATCTCTGCAAGCGCCCCAGTTTATGTTGTGCTTAGTACCGCGATCGCCTAGTGAGTTTTCAATGCGCCACAGAATTACACTAGCTGCCTCCACCAGCTCCCCGCGCTGTTGCTCTGACGCTGCAAGCTGTTGCTCAAGGGCTGCGTTGCGGGCTTTGAGTTGGTCGCGCTCATTCTCGATACGCAATGCTGCCTCTCTGAATCGCACAACCTGCTCGACTGTTACGTGTGGCAGTCCTTTTATGGATTCCGGTGTGTGTTGTGTGCTCATGACGCCACCTCCATGCAGAGAGCCATGTGAACAGCCTCCACAATGCGCATCAGGTAGGCTTTATCTGA